TACTTAATGGTCAAGTGAATGCAGAATCAGTAAAAGGGTCTATAGATCAATTTCAAGAGTATGGTATTACTGGTTTAAGGCGTATGGGTGGTTATGTTTATGAGGAGTTTCTTCCTCAATTGCAGCATAATAAAAAATATGCTATCTATAAAGAGATGTCAGAGAATGATCCTACTGTAAATGCTATTCTTTTTGCTATTGAAATGTTTTGTCGTATGGTAGAGTGGCGAATTGATGCGCCAACAGATGATGTAAAAGGCACAAAGAATGCTAAATTTGTGCGGTCGTGTATGATTGATATGTCACATACATGGGCTGATATGATTTCAGAAGTATTTTCTATGTTAAAGTTTGGATTTAGTACTCATGAAATAGTTTATAAGGTAAGACGAGGACCAGACCAAGACGATCCATCATTACGATCTCGTTATGATGATGGGATGATAGGTTGGCGTAAAATACCAATTCGTTCACAAGAATCATTGGTAGAATGGGTATTTGATGATGAGGGTGGTGTACAAGGCTATTTTCAGCGTGCATACCCTGATTGGGCTTTACGTTATATACCTATTGAAAAAACACTTCTTTTCCGTACTACTTCACAGAAAAACAACCCCGAAGGACGTGCCCTCAAATTAGATACACCTATACCTACACCTGATGGTTGGAAAACCATGGGCGAATTAAAAATAGGATCGCGTGTATTTGATGAACAAGGAAAAATTAGATATGTGACTGCGGAAAAGGTATGGATAAATCGTAAAACATATCGTGTAAATTTTTCGGATGGATCTTATATTGATGCTGATGAAAAGCATGAATGGCTTACTCAACAACAGCATGAACGTAATAATAAAATTAATCCTAAAATTCATACTACTGGTTATATTGCTAACACTATAAAGACTAAAGCTGGATTTACTAATCATAGTATTCCCTGGGCTAATGCTGTAGAGAATACGCCACAGCAGCTTTTATTAGATCCATGGTATTTAGGATTATGGCTTGGTGATGGTACCTCAAGAACTGGTGATATATCTTGTCATGCAGATGATGAAATAGAAACTGTTAGATTAATTGAAGAGGCTGGATATATAGCTAAAGCAGAAGTAAATGGCAATAGTAGTAGTAACGGCCGCTTGATACGTGTTATTGGTACACGTCAATTGTTACGTGCTATGGACTTGAAACTTAATAAGCATGTGCCAAAAGAATACTTGTTAGGATCTATTCAACAACGTGTCGATCTTTTAGCCGGTTTTATGGATTCTGATGGAACTGTAGATAAAGATGGTCGTTGCGAATTTACTAATACGAACATGCAATTAGTTGATAGTGTTGCAGAGTTAGTGCGTTCGTTAGGCATAAGTGCAAAGGTTTCACTTAGAAAAAGAGCCAATGGTATTAGTCACAAATTGGATTCCTATTGTGTAAAATTTACGCCTATGTTTATTCCATTTCGTTTACAGCGAAAAGTGGATAGATGTAAGCCTATTAGGGCACGACAAAATCACTATATAGTTTCTGTTAATTATATTGGAAATCATGACACTAAGTGTATAGAAGTAGATTCACCCAGCCATATGTATTTAGCAGGTAAGTCTTATATACAAACGCATAATTCGATTCTTCGAGGTGCTTATCGTCCATGGTATTTCAAGAAACGTATAGAAGAAATTGAGACTATTGGTACCGAGCGGGATTTAGCTGGGCTTCCGATGGTTACTGTACCTGCCGATATGTTCAATTCAAAACGTACTGAAGATATTGCATCTATGAAGGCTATGCGTACTCTTGTTAAGCAAGTGCGTAATGACGAGCAAACTGGTATTGTTTTTCCACAGGCTTATGACGATGATAAGAATCCACTATATAAATTTGAATTAATTAGTACTGGCGGGTCAAGAATGTTTGATACTACTACTATTATTCAGCGATGGGATGAACGCATTGCCTTAGTTGTTCTTGCTGATTTTGTATTTATGGGAAATACTGGCGGTTTAGGTGGTCGGGTTGGGGGTCGTGGCGGTTCTTATGCCATGAGTATTAATAAGAGCGAGATGTTCAAGCAAGCTATTTCAGCATGGTTGGATACTATTGCAGAGGTATTTAATCGTCATGCTATACCTAGATTATTTGCTTTAAATAACTTACCTCAAGATTCTTTACCGACATTAGCACATGAAGATGTTACTATTCCTGATCTCGATACTCTTGGAGCATTTGTACAAAATATGATGAACGCTGGTTGGGCAGATATTCTTTCTGATAAAAATTTGCGCGCATTTTTACTTAATCAAGCACAACTTCCACTTCCAGAAAGCCTTACTGAAGGTGAAATGGATTGGGATGAAGAAAGTGCTTTGGAAGATGATTCTGCAAAAGGTACTGAAGATGTAGTGTTTGCTGGTCCTACTGGAGTAGTACGAATTAAACCAGACGGAGAAACAGAAATTACTACAGCCCCGCCACCACCAATGGGTGGAGCTTCTGAAGATGATGCCCCTACACCTGGCGGAGCTAAGCCTGGTGGCCCACAGGGGCCTGCAAAGAGCACCCGGTTGAATCGTCCTGCTCAATCTCAGGGTGTAAAGAAGCCTCCAGCGGGATCTAAGCAAACTTCAACTAAATTACGTCGTCCAAATATGAATGAAAAATCTACGCCCACAAAGAAAAGTTAGGGGGTAAAATATGCCTACACCATCTATTACTAAAATTGTGGTAGTGGGTACTTATACTGATGCACAAGATATACCTATATCTGGAATAATTTCTTTTTCCCCTAATGTACCAGATGTAAGAGATCCATTAGATAATATTGTTATAACTGCGGAAGGGGTACATGCTAGTTTAGATAGTCAGGGTAAATTTAGTATAAGGTTACCATGTACAGATGATCCCAATACTGATCCTACTGGGTTTGCATACATAGTAAAAGAAAATTTCTTTGATCTTCCAAATAATATATATACAATAACATTATCAACAACGTTAGGTGATTCAGTAGATATTGCAGATATAGCTAAAAATTTACCTAATCAACCTATTTATGCGGTAATAGCTGGTCCAAGTGGTGCTACTGGTCCTACGGGTGTTACTGGTCCTACCGGAGTAATTGGTGTTACTGGGCCTATAGGTTCTACAGGCCCAATTGGTGGTACTGGTGATATTGGTCCTACTGGTGTGGTAGGAGCAACTGGGCCTATAGGTGTTACAGGTCCAATTGGTATTACAGGAGATGTTGGTCCAACCGGCCCTACAGGAGTAACAGGTGTAACAGGCCCTACAGGAGCTATGGGAGCTACTGGTGTTACTGGTGTAGTAGGAGTTACAGGAAATGTTGGTTCTACTGGTCCCGTTGGCGTTACTGGAAATGTTGGTGCTATTGGTGTAACTGGCTCAACTGGAGTTACTGGCTCAATTGGTCCTACAGGAATTACTGGTGATATTGGAGCTACTGGCCCTATAGGCCCAACCGGAGTAACAGGAGTTACTGGTAGTGGTGGTGCAGTAGGAGCTACCGGTCCTACAGGAGTTACTGGCCCAATTGGTGATACTGGAGCTACTGGTGATACTGGAGTAACTGGCTCTACAGGTGATACAGGCCCACTAGGAGTAACAGGAGCTACCGGCCCGACTGGAGTAACTGGTAGTACTGGTAGTGGTGGTGCAGTTGGAGCTACCGGCCCGACTGGAGTAACTGGTAGTACTGGTAGTGGTGGTGCAGTTGGAGCTACCGGCCCTACTGGAGTAACTGGTAGTACTGGTAGTGGTGGTGCAGTTGGAGCTACCGGCCCTACTGGAGTAACTGGTAGTACTGGTAGTGGTGGTGCAGTTGGAGCTACCGGCCCAACCGGAGTAACAGGAGTTACTGGCCCTACAGGAGTTACGGGTGTTACGGGAGCTACTGCATCACCAACTGTTGATATACAAACTTATTTAGGATCTGGAACAACTCAAACAACTGGAACTTGGACTAAACCAGCTAATGCTAAAGTAGTTCAAATAATAGGTATTGGTGGGGGAGGTGGAGGTGGTTCGGGGCGAAGAGGTGCAACATTGACTGTAAGGTGTGGTGGTGGAGGTGGGGGTGGTGGAGCATATTTTAATTATATTGTTCCTGCCACTCAATATAATGCTACTGAATCTTATTGGGTAGGAGGTGGCGGGGTTGGTGGAGCAGCAAGAACTATAGATGATACAGACGGTACTACTGGTGGAACTTCTACAGTTACAGAAACTTATTTTAAATCTAAATTAATGTTAAGTGTAAATCCAGGTGGTCAGGGTGGAATTGGTGGTACTGCTACATTAGGTACTGGTGGTACTGGTGGTGCTGGTGGTGAAACTAGTGGTGGTGCTGGTGGTGCAGCTAGTACAAGTGGTGGTGTAGGTGCTAATGGTGTTTCTTCTATAAACTACGCTGGTTCTGGTGGAGGTGCTGGTGGTGGTATAACTACTACTAATGTTGCTAATAATGGTGGATCGGGAGGAAGTAAAAATAATATAGGAGGAGGTGCTGGAGGTTTAGTAGATTCTACTTTACCAGCATCATATACTTTAAGTAATACAAATTCTTCAACTTTATATTTAACTGGTTGGGGTGGGCCAGGTGGTGGTGCAGCATCTAGTACAACTGTTGCTCAAACTGGTGCCGCTGCTGAAAAATATGGTTGTGGTGGAGGTGGCGGTGGTGCATCATTAAACGGTAATAATTCTGGTGCTGGAGGTAATGGATCCCCTGGTTTTCTTATGGTTATTACATATTGTAGTTTATAATGAGTACCGCTGATGAATTGCGACCAGATATTTATGAATTTTATATTAGTAGATTACGTAAATTTAAAATTAGTAATATTTCTGAAATTTCTAGTTATGTATGGAAGATAGTTTATAATACAGTTCATGAAAATTTACATGGCGTAGATATTTATAATCCTGAAATATTAAAAGAAGTTAGATTAGGAGTACGTAAATTAGCAGAAGATACTAACTTATGGTTATTCTCTCAGATGAAATTATCAAGACGTTTAGTGCGTATGAGTGGTATTGATGATCCTAAATTGTTAGAAATGGTAATTGGATTGAATACTGTACAAACTAAATCTGTTATTAATACATTTAGCAGTAATCCTATGTTGGCTATAAGGGATGCTAATCGGTATCGAATGCAACGGGCAGGGATCATAGCTGGTACAGAATCTGTTAAGTGGGAAGCTGCTGCTAAACTGATTGCTTGGAAGATAGCTATAGCTAACGGGGTTTTACATCCTGGTATAAGAATGGAATGGAAAGCTAAAATAGATGCTAGGACTTGTAAGCGTTGCTTACATATGAATGGACAAACAACGCCTGTAGACTGGATGTTTCTTACGCCTGAGGGATTCTATATAGCGTCTTCACCTTTACACCCATCATGCCGATGCAAGATTATTTTGGTAGGTGGTGATCATGGCAGGTTGCAGTCTCGACAGGTCGCCTAAAAGTAATTGGGTTGAAGATCGTGGTGGTCTACCAGCCTACATATGTGAAATTGCTACTGATCTTAATGAGGAAAGGGGGATGTCTATTTCACATGCTATAGCTACGGCTGTATCCCGCTGCAAGGTATGGGCTAGTGGTGGGGGTGGAGTCACTGCTGCTACTAGTGCTAAAGCTAGTGCAGCAATAGCTGAATGGGAAAAGCTCAAGGCTAGCAGTGGGAAAGTTAATAAAGATCGTGCTACTATCACTTCTGTGCGGGATCATGGCTTTGATCTGGACCTGAGAGAGTTCCGCCTTGACGTGCCGATTTCCAAGATCGACACGGATAAGCGGCTCGCTTTCGGTTGGGCCTCAGTAGCTAAGCGCCGGGATGGTTCTCTTGTAGCTGATCTTCAGGGTGACGAATTGCACGACATTGAGGCAATGGAAGACGTTGCATATACATTTGTCCAAGATTGTCGTGATGGTGGAGAAATGCACGTAAAGAAAGGAGTTGCCCAATTAGTCGAGTCTTTTGTTGTTACCCCGGAGAAGCTGGAGAAGATGGGTTTACCTATTGATTCATTGCCTACTGCTTGGTGGATTGGAATGCGGGTAAACGACGACAACGTATGGGATCTTGTAAAAGATGGCACTTATAAGCAGCTTAGTGTGCACGGCCTTGGAAGGCGGACTCTTATAGAGGAGGAGTGATATGGCCTTACGAGATGGTTTGCGTACTAACTTAGATCGTAGTGGTATAGGTTATAACACTGTCAACGAGCTTATTGCTCAATTTACTGCTTTTGATACCGCTGATTCAGCTGTTATAGGAGCTACTGGTCCAACCGGTCCTACGGGGGCTACAGGGCCTGTAGCCGTACCAGCGGGAGTCACTTGGACGTCTGGTACAGGTAGCCCTGAGACTGTCGTTACGGCTACTGTAGGATCTCTTTATTCTCGTACTAATGGTGGTGCTGGTACATCATTATATGTAAAAGAAACTGGGGCTGGTAATACAGGCTGGATAGGAAAATAAATAATGTCTAGGTGGAAGCTAACCCCTGTTGTCTATGATGAGGTTAGCTTTGTTAAAGTAGGGGCTAACCAAGATGCTGATATTGTTCTTGCTAAGTCATCTACTGGTTTATGCGCTGAAGAATTTTATAAAACTTATATTCCTAAAAGTGAAAGAGATATTGCGGCTAAAAAAGGTAATGCCTTCTCAGATGGATCTTATCCAATTAGAAATCAATCAGATGTAAATGATGCTTGGGGATTAAGAAATAACTCAAAGTCTCACTCTTCAGATTCTGTTACTGCACATATACGGCAGGCATGTACTAAATTAGGATTGAAAATTCCTAGTAGTACAAGTAAATCTGGTCCTGACGCGGGGGATGTACATGTACCTGTCCCGTTAAAAATAAAGGGCAAGAAAAGAGGTGCCATGAAGTATGGAAAATCAGCACAAGTTACTGGAGAAGTTTTAACTAATGTATTGAATTTAGGTACTGAGATAAATAAGGTTATTGATGATGGTGGTACTCGTCAAGATGTAGCTAAGCTTTTACAAGATCATGCAGATTTAGTAGCTGGACGTGTTGATAATTGGGTTGATGTAGTTAAGATGTCAGATAATCAAGCTAAGAAAAAAGCCACTCCAACTAATATTGATCCAGATGGTGATGGTGATAATGATCTTAAAGATGATAAAGATGATGATAAGAAGGAGGGGAAGAAAAACGTGAAGAAAACTTTAATCGTAAAAGATGATGACGGACAGGATCAAACTTATCAATTATTGGAAGATGAGGAAGAGGAGGTGGAAGAGGAAGAGGAAGAGGTAGATGAGCAAACTAATGAAACTACTGGAGATTTTAGAAAAGGATTTGGTAAGCCTTTTGGTGGTGGCGGAGCTAATGTAAAAACTAGTGGTAATTCTAGGTTTAGTGGGAGTAAAAAGTCTACTGGTGGTGCTAAATCTACTGGAAGTAAGAAGAGCACTGGCAATGCTACTACTATGAAGTCTGCGGAAACTGAAGATCCTACTGAAGTTATAAAGGGTATTACTGATCCCGCTGTTCAGGAAGTTTTTAAGACACTTCTTAGTTCTCAGGCTAATCTTCTTGCTGAAATTGAAAAGGGTAAAGAGGAAAAAGAAACTGCAAAATGGGTAGCGGTTGCAAAGACCTGGACTCATCTTCCAGGTAAGCCTGAAGAAATTGGTGCTAATCTTAGGGCTGTAGAAAAGTCGATTGGCGAAGATGCCGCTAAGGCTTTTGCGGCTCAGATGGAAGCTGCTCAACTTGTTGCTAAAGACTCCAATCTCTTTAGAGCTGCTGGCCTTGGTGGCGGTCCTGCATCTGATATAGGTGACAAGATTGAGAAGGCTGTTAAAGAGCAAGTAGAGAAGTTTAAGACTGATGGTGTTAGTGATGAAGTTGCTAAAGCAAAGGCTATGCAGGCAGTATTTACTGCTAATCCTGAACTTTACAACGAGGCGAACTCTAAGTAATTTGAAAGGATGTGAGTACTTTGGCTGGGGAAGCTCCAGATTTTATCTTTACCCAAGAAGCTGCTGTTGATCTTTCTTCTAATCAGTTTTGTTTCTTGAAGAAGACTACTGTCGCGCAACGGGTGGATGTGTCTACTCTTCACAGTGATCCAGTAGTTGGTGTTCTTCAGAATAAGCCTAACCGCGTTGGTAGTGCTGCTACTATTGTTGTAGATGGTATTACTCGTATCGTGGCATCTGCTGCTATTACTGCTGGAGATAAGTTAAAGCCCACGACTGGTGGACAGGCTGTTGCTACTACCACTTCTGGTGATGAGTATTATGGTATTGCATTAGATACTGTTTCTACTGCTGGAAATATAGTTACCATGCTTCTTAGTCACGGAAAAATTTCCTAAAAGAAAGGTGGTGAATTAGGATGGCTAATCCAACCCCCAGCGATCTTCATGTAAATGTTCCATTATCTAACCTATCTATTGCCTATTTTGCTGATCAGACTGAATATATTGCTGATAAAGTTTTTAAGAATGTACCAGTTATGAAACAATCTGATCTGTATTGGAAGTATAATAAAGGTGACTGGTTTAGGACTGACGCACAGAAGCGCGCTCCTGGTGCTGAGTCGGTCGGGTCTGGTTGGAACGTAACGACTGATAGCTACTATGCTGACGTCTATGCGTTGCATAAGGATATTGATGATCAGACTCGTGCGAATGCAGATAGTATTTTCTCGCTTGATGCGGATGCTACTAAGTTTGTTACTGACCAGCTTATGCGTAAGCGCGATAAATTATGGTTAAGCAATTACTTTACTACTGGTATTTGGGACACTGATCTTACTGGTGTTTCTGGTTCTCCTTCTTCAGGACAAGTTAAGCAGTGGGATGCTGCTGGATCTACTCCGATGGAAGATATTTATGCACAAGTTGTAAATATGAAAGAGAAGACTGGATTTAAGCCTAACACTTTAGTAATTGGTGCTCGTGTTTGGCCTGTATTAAAGAACCATGCTGAGATTATAGATCGTATTAAGTACACTCGTCCTGGTGGTGCTTTCTTGGACGAGGCATTAGTTGCCTCTGCTCTTGGGATCGATAATGTTCTTATTGCATGGGCTACGGAGAATACTGCTACTGAGGCAGTTAATCCTAGTCCTGCTAGTCTTAGTTTCATGGTTGGTAAACATGCCTTCCTTTGTTATTCTAATCCTAGCCCTGGACTTCAACAGCCTAGTGCTGGTTATACTTTTTCTTGGAATGGTTATATGGGAGCTTCTGCTTTTGGTACTCGTATGAAGCGTTTCCGTATGGAAGCTAACGCTTCAGAGCGTATTGAGGGCGAAATGGCTTTCTCACTTAAGACTGTTGCTACTGATCTTGGTACTTTCATTTCTGGCGTTGTCAGTTAGGAGGAGTGATGGCATCTTATGCAGTAGGAAAAGTAGTCGAATATCGAACTAGTGAAGGTAGTTGGTTCGATGCAGTTGTTCTTGTTGATAATACTGGAGATAATGTAGACCTTCTTGTCCGTCATGAGAATGGTCCCTTTTATAAGGCTAAGCCTGCTGTTGCTCTTGGAACTACTTACCAAAGATTTCGCGTTAAGTAGGGAGGTGATCCACTTATGTATGATTCGACTCAGCTAGGTACTTCGGCCTTGCAACAGGTCAGGTGGTTGCTGGGTGGAACAAAAGTGGATACGCTTGTTACTGATTCTGAGATAACTTTTGCATTAGATATAGATGGTCAGAATATATATTTAGCGGGTGCTGGTTGTGCTGAAAATTTATCAAGTTCTTATATTGTTCTTATAGGCAGAGTTACGGTCGGCCCGCTCTCTACAGATAGTAGTGCTGTTATGAAAGGGTGGGCCGATCTAGCTAAACATCTTAGAAATTTAGGTATGAAGCACAGCATATTTAACATAGGTGATATTTTGCCTGGTGTTAGTATAGCTGATATAGAAGAACTTGCACAAGATATGAGTTTTCCAGCTATGTATATGCGGTCTAGGATGTTTGAAAATCGTGAAGTATCTACTTCTTTATATAATAATAATAGTCGTTGGTGGTGGTAATTATGCCTTCAGCAACACATGAAATATTTGATAGATTGATGCCATATACAGTTACCGTAAATGTAAAAACTGGTAGTGATTCGTATAGTACTCCTATATATAGTTCAATAGTTCAAGGTCCGTGGAAAGCTCTTATTATAGATA